GTCAGTATCGCCGCGAAACACCGACACCGATTCCATCTCAATCAAGATGCACAGACTCCTCGAAATTCGGGTCACCAGGCCAGAACACCGGCAACGGATCACCCGACACATCGCCATCCAGATACATGAAGCCGGGAGCCTGCGGATTCGACACCTCACCACGGGTAAACCCGATCGTGAACAAGCCGCCGCTAGAAGCCTTCACCCGATACCGCTTCAGAATCGCCAACTCCGCAGGAGTGAAGAAATTCGTCGGCGGCTTGTCATACGATTTAGAGAACGGCCCCATCGACTCCGACACAACCCCATCAGGGTTACGCAGATAACGTCGGCACGCAGCCAAGACAACATATTTCACATCGGACGGCACTCCAGTGGGAGCATCCGGCCATGCCTGACCGGACACCGCCCTCGCCCAAGCGGAGACAGTCGAAACAACCATCTCCGCTTGGTCAAGGTCTGCACCGGAGAGCGTCCGCTTGATCAATACCTGAAGGTCGTCAACGGACGCTAAATCGGCCATCGTGATTAAGCGTCAGCCTTCGGAGCGGCCTTGGGAGCGGGACGAGCAGCCGGGGCGGCATCAGCCAGAGTCAGCTTCACGCCGCGGATGAAGTCACCATTCGGCTCAGTGATCACCTTGTAGCCGGTGAACACGTCAACCAGCGACCGCAGACCGATCTCGCTGTACGACCAGTCAGCCAGCCAGCGCAGCGAAATGTTATCCGCCGCATAGGACGCCGACGCAACAATGCCCTCAGAAGCCTTCGGCGCACGGTTGACGTACACGAAAGCGGTGGGATGCCAAACATAGGCAGCACTAGGATCGATAGCGTTCGACCGGAAGGCACGCATACCAGCGATCTCGCCCAGGTAGGCACGACGCAGAGCGTTGCTGTCGCCGGCATGCTCCGCGTAACGGAACTGCTGATCCTTCAGGATCGCGGCCTCGACACCGGAACCGACAACCAGCACCCGGTTCTGATCCGGCACGTTCGCATCGTTGAGAGCCTTACGGGCATCAACGAACGCCGGGAACACATCGGTCGGATCAATCTCCACCTGATTCTCGTAGGTGGGCGAATCGATCAGAGCCGCAATGTTGTCCTCCAACTTGTACGCCATCGCAGAGACCTGCGGCATAACAACCTGACGGGCGAAATCGTTGATATCAAGGGTGCGCTGCTCATCGGTCAGCTTGATCGCGGAGTAGACGTGATCGGTCAGCGTCACCGGAATGGTGTGCTCAACCAGATCGTCGGTCGTCAGAGTCCGGTCAGAGGCACGCAGAGTGCGCGAGTGCGCCCCAGCGATAGCCGGGATGCGAATGTTGATGGTGTCCTGCGCCGAACCGCCGAAATCGCCAAGACCATCGGTGGTGACGAGCGACTGAAGCACTCGCTGACGCTGGAGAATCTCAACCGCAGTCTGAACAACCAGACTGGGCTTCTCAAAAACGTGAGCCATTTAAAAAGTATCCTTAAAGTAGAAAAATTATTAGAAGCTGAACATGGAGCCAAGCTTGTCAACGATGGACTTCGGGTTCTCCTCGACCTCCGGCTCACTGCCAGTAGCCTGCACACTCACCTTCGGTGACTGCGACAACACCGCATCACGCCTCTCAGCACGCGGCAAACCCTCAAGCATGTCGTTGATATCCGAGATGATCTCGTCATCCGTTGACCCCTGAACACGGCCCCAAAACTTTTCCGGTAGACCCATCTCCCTAGCCAACGATTCGACCAGGCGGGTACGTTCAAGTTTTGTATAGCGGTCTGTAGCCTCTTGCAGATTCTGCTCAAGCTCCGTCAGACGCCTGTCCTTACGCTCATCCGCGCTTAACTGGGCATCCTCGTACTCCTTAAGCTTTGAGGACAGTTCCTCAATCTGCTTGGCGTACTTCTTATCCGCGCTCCGCTGTGCGCGTTCTAGACGACTCTTCAGAGCCGCCTCAAAATCATCCTGAGAGGTAATCGGTTTGAAACCGGCACCGTCCTCGACATCGACGGACTCGACAGCAACATCCTCTGCCGGCTCAGACACCCGCGGGATGTCTGACTCGACACTAACGCCACCACTCTCGCCCATCGCCTCGTCAACGATGTCAGCAACAACCGCACTATCAACAGGTTGAGTCATAACAACAAATCACCAATCACCAGCCATATTGGAACGGCGTAGCTGTCACGCCTACCGGGGCCACTCCCCGTAAAACCGTTACGCGATCTCCAAAGCGGAAATCGTCCGGTCAAACCACTTCACCTGGGGTGAGTTCTCACCCAACTCGCGAGCGGCAAGTTCTCTGTTACGGCGAACCTCCGCGAGATTCACCGCAGGCCGCACGTCATACGGCGGCGGCTTCTTATAGTCCCGGCGGAACTGCTTGATCTGATCCTGCCACTTCAGACCCATGCCCTTACCGGAGTTCTTCCACTGACGCAGAAAGTACTTCGCCCTCGCATCCATCGAATCTTCCTCCCGATAGACGGGACGCAGCGTGCATTTACAGTGATCGTGAACCTTCGCAGGCCCATCACCCAAAAACGCACGCCGAACCGCCTTCCCCGTCGCAGGGGAACGCTCATTCAACTTCTGCAACAAGGCATCCACATACGGCTCGCCAGTCATCTGCGCCTTCGGCACCCCGAAATCGCGGATCTTGCTATTCGACCGATCAAACGACGAACCGCTGTAATAAACCGCGCCCTGAGAAGCCAACAACGCACAGAAGTAACACGGCCCGTTCTGTGAATCCTCAGTGAAACGCGCCCAGCCAATCGGCTGCCGATTCGCAAAACGATCCTTGGCGTCGATCACGACAAGCTGCTGCACCTCACCGCGGCCACCATTCAAAACTTGCTTCACCGCGGCACCCGTGGACGTAAGTTTCCCCAACGCCATCACATCGTTAGAAATACCCGACACATCACGCGCAGGTACTTCCGGTGCCAACCCGCCCGTAAGTACGTCAGATTGGCGCACAGGGGCAGCAAAAGCCCTCTGCGTGGCAGCCTTGATCGTCGCAGGCCCAGTGGCACGCATCGCCAACTGAAAATCCTTCAACGGAAACTGCGTCTTCACCTTCCGCAACGGATCACTGAACGGCTCCACCGCCCACTTCGACCCCTGCACAAAATCAAACGCAGCCTGCTCCGACACCCGGAACTGTTGCTCCACTTGCAACGTCACCGCATGCATCCACGCCGGCGTCGTCTCATCAAGCCGGTCATACTGCAAAATGCCCCACAGCAGTGCTAACCCCGCCGCGGTCTTATCCGCGATCTCCTGCTGCTGCTGCTGATGCTGCACAGCAAGCCAATACGCAAGATCAGAGAGGGCTTTGGGTTGTGTCTGCTGCTGCGTTTGCGGCTGAGTCACCCGATCCCCCTAACTCACTGCTGCGACGGCCCATTCGGCGTGTTATCCGTCACCGGATTCGTCGAAACCGGGTTATCAGTAGGTTGATTCGCGCCGTTCTGTGACTGGGACTGCCCGTAATACCGCAAGAACTGCGCCTCCGGTGAATCCTCCAACAGGTTCTCCCACCACATACGGGCCTCATCCTCGCCAACACCAGGAATCTTCCGCCACGTCGCCCACTTCGGCACCCCAAGCATCTGCGTAGCCTTGCCCCACGCGTCCACAACCTGGCTCAGCGACCGCACCTCAGTGTCGGCCCACGTCACCGTAGCCTCAAAATCACGAGCCGCCGCCGCATCACCCTCCAAATGCGCCGCAAGACGCAAAAGCTGGTTATGCGAAGCACCGAAATTGATCTTCCGCTCATAGATCTTCTGCGTAGTAGCAGCGCGAGCCGCAGCCAACGCATCCGCAGAGAGATTCACAAGCCGGGAAGACCACGACGGAGGCAACTGAGACACCGACTCAAGAGTCGCAATATCCGACTCAAACGCCGACACAAACGGATTCAACGCAGTCTCAGGAATCACGCCAAACGAAGCATTCGGATTACCCGTCGCCAACACCCGACGATTCTGCGACAACTCCTGCTCCGCAGCCGCCGCATCCTCATCAGAAGCATCCGCAGTCAACTCATCCAAACCAGTCGCCGTGATGATCTTGAACGAGTTGTAGTGCTGCGTCAGCATCCGATCAAACAGTGTCTTGTCGATGCGCGAAGCAATCGGGATCAGCTTCTCAACCTCACCCATCACCTTGCCATCAAGATCCATCGTGTTCAGATAGCGCACAATCGGAACCACACCAGTGCCGTGATACACCTGCGTCATCGGCATGTCATCAGGGAAATCCCCCGCCGCCGGCATCGGAATGTCATACCAGAACTGGTCATCAAAGAACCGGACAGACTTGCCGTCCTGCAACAGAATCAACCCATACTTCGGATAGTCATCCGCCGTCTGATCGTTGTACAGCGTCAGGCACCGACGAGGTGACCATCCGCGCAGCACAGCCTGATCCGAACCATCCAGGGCCGTCCCAAGCATCGCGGACGCATACGCATGCCCATACGTCAACGCCGCCCGATGGATCGCCACCTGGCGGGCATTCATCTGATTCGCGTTCCACGTCTGCCACACACCGGGGATGTTGTCCTTCGACCCCTCAGAGCGGTAGCCATCCACCAGCAGGCACTGCGTAAACGAATCAATGACAAGAGACACCCACGGCGTCTTCGCCAACTTCAACAGCGCACGCTTCTCCGACGTGGCATCAGGATCAAGCAAATAATCCGGCTGGCACCCCGTCGCCCAGTGCTTGATGTGATCAGACTTCTGCTTCTGGTTCAGAAAGTGCGGATAGAAGACTTCGCTGACATACTCGCGAACCTCCCCCGCATCAATCTTCGCGGGAATCTCAATATTGCTCACCGTCGCCCCTTAGCCATCCTGTATTTCTTGGGAGCCGACAGCGTCTGCTCAACCGATTCCAACGTCAACATGAGGTTTGCGTAGCTCGCGGCCACAATGCCGGTGATATCCACCGACGTACCACGACGCAACCAACCCCAACCACCAGAGCGTTGCGGATCACCAATGTTGTACTTATCCGCACCACCCAAACCCGCCTTCAACAACGGATCATCAAAGTGGGTCAGGGAAAGATCAGCAATGTCAGCTTCAAACCGGGCAGTCGCACGACCAACTTCCTGCTGCGAAAAATACACAACCTTGTAGCCCATCTGCTCAAGCTCCGGCCCAAACATGGACGACTTCGTACCAGCCTGAACCGCCACCGCAACCGGAGGATGCGCCGAAGCGATCATCCGCTGAAACGTCGGCAAAATCCAATCAGTGCCCTGGTCATTCTTCACAACCTCAACATGCGAACGATGATCACAATCCCAGCCGGCACCAACAATGCTCGCCCACTCCATCTGCGGAGCCACATCCAACGACACCACCCGATCACCAACAATCGGAGACACACCCTCAAACTCCACCGTGCAGGCTTCCCACGCCTCAAACGGAATCACCGAAGTCATCGCCGGGTCATCCCACATCCCCAAATGCTCACGGGCGAACTCCTGCACCGACAGAGTCATATAGGAGTCCTCAAGAGCCTCCAGCGGTGCAATCCCCTCCACGCCCAGAGACGGGTTCGCGATCTTCCAGTTCGACCGATCCCCAGGATCGGAACCCTCCGGGCACGACCACTCCGCGAACAGCAAGCGAGGATTCGTGCCCTCAATGCCCTGCGTGCGGAACCGGGTCAGCACCTCTGAGGAGTCGAAACCCGCCGAGGAGGTCAGCCACAACTGGCGGCGATCCGCGGCCTGCATAATCGGCTTAAACGAACCAACCTGCGGATCAGACAACGCGAACGCCTCATCCGCCACCACCATGTTGATCTTCGTAATCCCGCGCATCGAACCGCTCCCCCTGGCCCGATAC